TAATGTACACGTCATAATCACTAGTGGTAGGTGTTATTTCACCAGCACAGCGCGACAACGTACGAGGCATTGTGACACCGTCTAGGGTGACGTATTTTGCACGCACGCGCGAAACTAGGCGCGACAGTGTGCCGTGGTTCTTTCCCGCGTCATTAGCTACGGTTCGCATACTTTCGCCCGCTATTAATTGGTGCAGTATCTCGGCTTGTTCGCTGGTTAACTCATCGGTCAGTTCGGCAATGATTTCGCTGAATTCGATATTGTCAATCTCAGTCCATACTACGGGTGTATCCAGTGAGATATCGGTTCCGGTGTAACCGTATTCGCTGGATTGTTGACCATAGTACGCATGAGCGATAAACCGATGGCGCGCGCGATTTGCTAGGTACTTAACCGCTATCGTTTCAATGTCCATTGGCGCGCCGTTTTGATGCGTGAATGGATGCGCTTCGTCGTCATACAACAGCGTGATTAGGTGTTGCAGTCCATCACTAGACAAGTCGTCCAGTGTGCGCATCCAGTCCGATTTCCGTCCGTCCAATGGCACCGTGTTATTAGCTAGGCGCGCCGATTCAATTGCATTTCGCACGATGCGTAGCGCCTTCTCGTAGTTGTCACTAATCCACTGCACAACGTCCGCTATCAGTTCCGGTGCTGCGCTGGACGTATAACCCAATGCGATACGATATCGCAGTTTATGTAGCGCCCTATCCGCTAGTGCAGCATGTAACGCATCATTCTCATCGGTACGATTAGCAACTCGAACCCGTCCGATACGGTGGCCATGCGTATCGGGTGCAATGGATTCAACGATGATATCGAACCCCTCACGGGTGCGGTCTGACGGTGCGTTGATAGTAAATTGGTATTGAGCAGTTCTATAGGTAGTCATATGTCATAGTCTCCGGTTAAAGGTTAAGTGCTACCGTTATCGGTAGCTGATAAGCTAGATGCTATCAGAAGGAATCGGTCTTGTGAGCGCCAATAATCACGGAATTTCAAGAAATACGCGATTATTTTGGTACCTGTACAGATGTACACCACTTTGTTCACTAGTTTGTACACTATAAAATCGGTGTTTTTGACTAATCAAAACATCGACGACAACTGGCCTAGAATCGCCCACAATCGACGCTAGCGAATCGTGACATATGATAGGCTGAGGATTAGGTGAACGCATGAGGGCTTATAGGTGGCTTAGAATTAATGTTTAGTGGGGGGGTAAAGTATAAATGGGAGACATACTACCGACTCATTGTATTAGTTTTACTAATATCTATTTGCGCTTATGCGTTGCCACCCACCACCGAAACCGGATTGCTTATTGATACCTAGTCTCAATAACAGACAGCCACTAATGAGAATGAATCTCAATAAGTAATGAGAATGAATCTCAATAACTATTGATACTGAGTCTCAATAAGCGGAACCCGCCTACGCCGACCCCGTGGTCGCGGGGGTCCCATAATGTCCCACTCTGGGATTTTTTCACCCTGCTAGGCCAATCGTCCTGCTGAGAGGCTCTGATTTGACGTTTAACGCCAGAGAATGTTAATTGTGTGCGTTTACTGGTGTAAAGTATTGTGTTTGTTAGCAGGGCTGTCCCGTCCTTGGAGGAGTTCTATTCTTCCAAGTCTTTTGCGGGTACAAATTCAACAAGAGTGTTTTTATGTACTGGGAACAGAGGTGCATCATAGTCAAACAGCAGTCGGACCAATATTATGGGTTCATCAGTGGTAGAATGTTGCGAATACTCCCCACGCCAAACGACAGGGTCCCCGGGTTCTATGAGCAGGTCGGGTTTATGAGCGGTGTTTATGTAGTAGCGAATCATGTTGTGTGTCCTTTCCGAGGGGACCGGCTGGTACACACATCCCCCTGAGTCGAGACCTGACTGGCTCAGCTGCCCAGTGACAGATGTATGGGTTTCGCTTACCCCAGTTATCAGGCTACTCCTTACACACTCACGGGTGCAAGGCAGGAAATTCGTGCTCACTTGAGGTCAGGGGATGTACCACACCCCTCAAGGTCGTAGCTATCGACTCCTTTTTCGTCAGGATTTATACACCGCAGTACATTGGTGCCTGACCAGTCACCAGCTTGTTTACCAAATTGGGGTTTTATTCCACAACAAGCAAAGGAGAAAATGGTGCCACACACCTTTAGATATGCGACACCCGTCTAAAGCGCGGTAGGGAGAACGACTTAGACTAAGCAACTTTAGCACGTTATCAGAATGTGGTCAATCACTTAATTATCAATTGGGATTATTTTAGCCCATTTTCGTGACTATAATTTTCGTATCAGCTGATTTAACAAGAGGGAAACAATGAGTAAGCATATACCATGGACACCGGAAGAAGATGCTCGGGTCGTTCAACTTAGACAACAAGGCTTCCAAGTAAGGGATGTTGCCGAACATCTAGGCAGGAGTACGAATAGCGTAAGCTATCGTCTCCGCATCCTCAAAGAACAAGGAAAACTTCCAATCACAGATAAACAGGGAAAGGTTGTCAGAGAACTACCCACTGCGAAAACTTCTGTTGATAACTTCCATGATGCTGTATCTGAAGCTGCATACGAATTTGAAAACGAAGCACTTCAGGCTGAACTAAAAGATCTTAAGCAACAAATTGACCAGTATGAAAACCATACCGTTACCCCGCTGTGGGATGACGACTGGGATGGACCCGGGGAATGGTCAAGAGCCGAGAAAAAGTCGGCAAAAAGAATTGATAAGGAAATTAAAAGAGGGAAGTTTAATGTGTCATTCCCCAATGGACCGATAGCGATATCGGTAATTTCCGACCAACATATCGCGCCCGGCAGCGCGTGCGATTTTAAAAGGATGCGCGAGGACGCAATTCTGATTCGGGACACGCCCGGGTTCTACGCTATCTTTGGTGGCGATGGGGTTGATAACCATATTAAACATAGAAGTGCTTTGATTGGCGCGAACTCCACACCCGACGAGCAGTGGAAACTGTTTGATTACTATCTGCAATTATTCGGGGATAAGATACTCGCTGTGATTAGCGGTAACCATGATGCGTGGACTGCACAGATCGGTGGCGTGGATTATCTCTCGAAGATTGTTGCACAGCATAAGATTTGTTATGCTCCCGCTGAGGCAAGGTTGTATATTGATGTAGGCGGGCAGGAATATAAAATGGTGGTACGACATCAGACCGGAAGGTTTAATTCCAGTCTGAACCAGACCCATGCTGTTAAACGATTCTATGAGTATGGTGAAGAACCGTTTGACATCGGAGTTATTGGGCACCACCATGAAGCAGCTACTGAAATGTTTATTCGGCACGGACTGAAAAGATATGCGGCAAGGCCGGGTAGCTACCAGATTACCAGCCCGTACTCACACCAATATGGATTTGCCTCGGCTATCCCCACATGCCCGACCTTTGTTCTGTTCCCTGAGGAAAGAAGGATGATCGGGTTCTCGGATGTAAGGGATGCAGTCTGGGCTTGGAAAAACAGGATAAACTAATGGCACACAAAAAGAAGCAAGCAAAGAAGCAAGACAATTTAGATGAACTTAAACCGGGTCGGATGACCATGAAGATTCAACTCATCATGGGCAAGCCCGATGCTGAACTCGAAGAGGATGACCTTAAAGAGTTAATGAACTATGCCTCTAAGCGAATGCAGAAAAAGAAGGGTGACAAATAATGGCTAGAAAGTTTCCGTTCAGAATACCTGTTAAAAATGAGTGGGCACCGCAGTGGGAGGCCAGCAGACGCCCGGCTCCCAAAGATCCTTTCCAGCAGGCGCAGGGTCTTGCTGCACAGGCTATAAAGAAAATCATGGATGATGATTTCACTAGCTTGACAGCCGAAGATATTCAGGCTTTACTTAATTACTCAGAGCAGCAAAGGCGTGCTAACCAAATGAACCCAATGGATTACATACGGCGACAGGCTCGATGACAAACCAGTATGTAGAAATCATGAAGCCAGACGATCTCTCTGTATTCAGGGAAGGAAACCAGTTGATCGTTGCCCTGTATGATGGAAAGGAGAGAACCATGAAGGTCAAACTGCCTTACTCCCTCTCTTACAGGCTTTTTCTACACTTGCAGAATTTTGACAAATTAATTGATATTGAGCATGCGGGTAGTTGACTTAGCTACCGCTTTCGGCAACAATACACATATCTAAACAAGTTTCCCCTTGTGAAGATATCCGCCTGTTGGGAACCGCCACACCTTCCCAAACAAGCACTCCTGAAAGCAGGTTCTCACGGACCTGCTTTCTTTTTTTGATCACCTTCCTTTCTGGCGGCTGAGATTACGCCGGTGTCCTAGCGGAAATTGTTTGCGGTTGGGTACTTCAATGTCGAAGTTTGAGGTAATGACATTATAGGTCCTAACGTAAACTTTCCGAATTATATAACCTCTAGGGTCGACAAAGGTAAGTTCTGTATGGTGTTTCCGGTGCTTGATGATTGGCGGTTCTGGCATGACACGAAAGTCCTCATACCTTAACCCATTCCTTGTATTGGTAAATACAAGTAGTTGCGTGAACGGAGTACCAGCACGGTTGACGACATTCCATACAGCACCATCATAGTGGTCTACTACAAAATGCTCATCTACCGGGATGAAGCATGTAAGTAGTAAGGAGATCATAATTCCCAGTGCTTTTTATATTCTATGGAAAGCCATTTCTCTTTCGGATTGACTAGTGGATCGCTTGTGGGTGGAGTCTGGCGAATTAAATTCTGCTCCATTTCTCGAAGCCAGTTGTACCAAACGTAGCTTTTCCATAGGAGCATAGCAAAGTAGCAAGATGCAAAGATGAAAAAGCAGCATCCGAGGAAGTGAAATGACTTCTGGCATAATGTTGGTTTATGCATTGTTACGTCCTTTCCGTTTAATGCGTGTTAGTCTATTATGATTTTTTTATGTAACTGTGTATATTGCTGTTTCAATCCCGGGTATATCTTGTGTACGATTACCCATATGCACAGGAGGCATGTATGAAGTCTCGCTTCATCAAACCAAATACAAAATACCGGATTATGATTCGCATGCGATGCTGCGAAGATTGTGTTCGCTTGCGTAAACATGCACGTGATCTGGGTTACACGGAGGTTGGGTTGGTGAAATTTATAGGCCACATGCTCTTCTGGTGGAAAAAACCTAAGCCAATCAAAAAGGCATAGTGTTGTGCTGTAATGGATACAGCAATACACTTGCATGGAATAATTTGATCACGCTTAACGACATGGAGAACATTAATGTCATCAGACGTAACTACTGAAGAAGTAGTCGATGCAGTACAGGACACGGAATCGTCTTTTGAAGCAGTCGGCGGCGAATCTTTCAACGAAGTCCAAGAGTTTAATGAGGCACCTAGCGAAACGACGCATGACGAGTTTGCGTATCAAGGTGACCCGGCTCCTTACCAGCCATCTCTTACAGACCAGATTGCAGGTCTTGGTTTCACCGATATCCAAAATGAAGCCGATGCTCAGGCAAGATTGCTGCAAAGTTATCAGCAACTGCAAGACCAGAACCAACAGTGGGCTGATTATTACCAGCAGACCCAGCAGCATACACAGCAGAATCAACAGTTAATAGACTACGGGCGTCAGTATCAGGACCTGCTCTCATCACAACAGTGGCAGGACTACCAGCAGCAGTATCAACAGCAGCCTGTAGCAGAAGAAGCTGCCACACCCACTCATTGGTGGAGTCCACCAGAAGTAGACTTCCAGAACTTAGAGCGGTGGAGAGAGCAAAAGGTTGATACCGCTACAGGTGAAATCTACACCGATTGGAAAGAGGGTGCTCCGGCTGCATTGCGTCATGCTTCTCAGGAGTACGTGCATTACATGGAGGACTGGGCCGAGAAGATTATACGTCGCCCACAGGAAGTCCTTCCTCAGGTTATCGAACAAGAATTTGACAGGCTGTTTCAGGATAGATATGGCAAGGTAGTTGAAGACGCCATAAGCAGGCAGCAGGATGTCGAAAAGCAATACAATGTTGAAGATATCATGACTCGCAATGCGGATTGGTTGTACGAGAAAGATCCTCGTACCAACCAAGTGTTGGCTGATGCGAGTGGCCAACAGGTGATGACTCAACAAGGACGTGCTGTTACAAATTACGTTAACTACTTTCGTGGTTTGGGAATAGACGACCCCAATACATTGTGGACGTTGGCTACACGGATGTATGCTGGTGACCTCGCAGCGACGGAACTCAATCAGGGTTCCCAAGCAGTACAGGCTCAACAGCAGAACTACCAACGCAATGTGGATCATTATCAGCGGCAGGCTCAGGCACCTCCTCAACGTGAGGCCGGGTATATTGCGCCAGCCGGTGGAAGTGTTCCAACCTCTGACCAACCAAGTTCGCAAAACCAGCATTTGTCCGCTGGTGATAAGCTGCGCCAACAGGCGTTAGCGGACGGTATGTTTTAGACTTTAAAAGAGAAAGGTTGAGAAAATGGCATATAAGGGTTTCAATCCTGTAGCCTTTTCCCGAACCGCAGCTACTACGCTAGCTAAACACATCCGTGAAGTCGAAGAGTCCATGCTCCGAAACTATCAAATGGGTGCGTTGCTAGAGGCCGCAGGTCGGGTCAACTACAACAACTCCGGTGAAGGCTTTGACTGGCCAGTCCAGTTCCGTCTTCACAAAGTCGAAGGAAACACTGGGGAAACCCAGCGTAACTTCGCACGTCGTAACCTGTGGAAAACGGCTAATCTGGAATATCGTGGCTATCAAGCTACGGACTCCATGTATTACCGTGAATTCCGCTCCAATCGTGGCCCGGAAGGTGTCGTGAAGGTCTTCGAGAATTTCGTAGATCGTCTCGAAACTTCCATCACTCAGGTTCTCGGTACTGAGTACTACATTGATGGTAGTGCTTCCGGCAACGAACAATCATGGCATGGCCTTGAATCAATGTTCGCTGTCAACGGTACGGTTAACATTTCTACTGGCGCCCAGCGATCAGCTAATGCAGCTGATAAAGTTGGTTACGCAAGTGATACCTATGCTGGTCTTTCGACCGCTCTTGGTAACGCTGGTGGAGAAAACGAATCTGGTGCCATATGGCCAGATGGTATTGCTGATAGTGAGTATGACTATTGGACACCACTGATTGTGAACTACACCTCAACCGCTTTTAGTGGTTCGGCTGATACGTTCGCTGCTCAGGGTGACGAAGCCATGCGTTACGCTATTATCAATGCTCAGCGTAACACCAGCAAGAATGGTCAGATCACGAACATCTTTTTGGCTCGTGACCTGTACACAGACTTGCTCAACCTGATCGACGATAAAGAACGTATCCAGATTTCAAGTGAACACAGCTTGCGTGCACTTGGCTTCAAGAATGTTCTTAACTTCGACGGTGTTGAAGTTAGCTGGGAAAGTGGCGTACCAACTGGTGTTGGATACGGTATTAATTACGACAACATGGAACTGAAGTCCATGGATGATAGTCTCCTTCGTAGTGAAGGTCCTGATTATGATATCCATAGTCAATCGTTCAATGCTGTTGTGAGTACGTTGTCTAACCTTAAGTTCTCAAGCCCTCGCAACTTCTTTAAGTTGGCTGCATTGGCTTAAGGTATTTTTTAGCAAAGGAAGAAAACGATGAAATACGTTGATCCTCCCTTCATGCTTGGCGAGACCCTTAAGGGTACAGACGACGACGGCAACGAAATCAATTCCCATTGGGAAGGACAGATTTTTGAATTGCCTGATGTTGATGTTAGCGCGTCGAGCATTCGTGGCTCCAAGTCCCGACAAGGTGGCCGACAGATTAAAGCTGTCATTTGCCGAAACTCAAAAGGTTCGGCTCTAACTGCTGCCAAGAAGGTCTTGAAGTTTGATATCGGTACATCCAACAGCCGTAACGCTTTGGGTCGAATAACGGCTCAATCAGGCGGTACAGCTGAATGGGCTGGTATCGGTGACCAGTACTTAACGAGCACTGTTGCTGACAAGGAACTATTCTGGGTTATCCTAGAAGGTCCTTGTAAAGTGACCACCAATTCAGGGTCTAGTGCAGTTGCAGTTGGCGACATCCTTGTCTCCGCTGCTTCCGGCGAAGCCGCTGAAATCGGTGCATCAGCTGACGCCATTGATGGTGTTAATGCTATTGCTCGTGCACTCCAAACTTCGGATGGCTCGGACGAGATTCTCGTCTCAGCTTGCGTCCGACACTAGGAGTTAACCAAAGCAAATTTGGTAGTCAGGGGTGTCGTCGGGTCGCCAGTCGTCCCGGCGGCACCTTTTTTTATGAGGAAGACATGGCAGTTAGAGAATGTCAAAAATGTTTTGTGGAGTTCCCGTTAACGGATGACTATTTCCACAAGGACCGTACAAAAGAAGCAGGCTATAAAATGGTCTGCAAGATGTGTCGTGCTGAGCAGCACAAAGCAAAAGAAGACAAAAAGATTGATGACCGTATCAAGAAGCTGGAAGCCAATGGAATAAAAGTGCTGGATGAATTGGTGTCGGGCGGTAGCAATATACCGCACATGGCTGAGACATTTCAGCATATTATTTCAGCGTTCGGTGGTTCAATTGGATTTGCTCAGCACTTCCTTGGAAACTATCTGAGTACAGAGCCGGGCAGTGCTACCCGGCAGAAGATGTTAAACATGGTGTTGCAGTTGAATGTGAAGGTTTCGGAGTCTGGTGCGGCAAAGCGTAGTCTGGAAGAGATTACTGATGAGGAGTTGGATTTGGAAATCCAAAAGACGGCCAGAGCATTGCTACTGGATGCACCTGTTGTGAACACGGAGAGTTCGGAAGAAGTAGATGCAGAACAACTCGACTAACATACCGGATGCTGTTTACAACCAGCATGCCACAGAACACCAGAAGTCAGAGTTGCGTGCTCTGCATGCCGAGCGTGCACGTCGCCGCATAGAGGCATTACGTCTTTACGAACCTCTCCCTTTCCAAGAGAGGTTCCATTCATGTCCATCGAAAGAAGTTCTGATACAAGCAGGAAACCAAGTAGGGAAGAGTCTGTGCGCATTTGTGGAAGATGCTCGTGCTGTGACTGGGCAAGATCCCTACGAGAAATATCCGAAAGAGAACGGAGTGCTGGTGTGTCTGGGGATGGACGAGGGGCACATCGGGAGGACGATTCATAAGTATCTGTTTCGACCGGGTGCCTTTAAGATTATCAAGGATAAGGAGACCGGGGAGTGGAGGTCTTGGAAGCCTTGGCTGGAGGATGACTGGAAGCGTAAAAAAGCTACCCGATCTGCTCCCCCGCTGGTTCCAGAGAGAATGGTTAAGAAGTGGGCGTGGAAGAAGCGTGCCCAGAACGTCTTTGAAATGTGCGAACTAACAAACGGGTGGACCATATATGCGATGGGTTCTAAAGGGGAGCCTGCTCAGGGTTTCCAAGCTGACTTAGTTCATATTGATGAAGACCTAGAACGTCCCGAATGGTACGACGAAATGATTGCCCGTCTATCTATGCGGGACGGAAAGCTACGGTGGTCTGCTTTGCCACACGCTAAAAATGATGCCATCATCAATCTTAATGAGCGTGCAGATGATGAGAAGAATCTAGAGAAGCCAAGTACAGTCGTCATCCGTGCAACTATCTTTGACAACCCATTTATGCCAGAGCAGGTTAAGCAGGAGAATATTAAGCGTTGGCGTAAGAAGGGTGAGGATGAGTACCGGAAGCGTGCACTCGGTGAGATGGTTACGGACAGCGTACTCATGTACCCGACTTTCTCAAAGGATGTGCATAATGCTATCCGTTTTGAAGACCCACGCAACGCAGTACAAAAAGTATTGACGGATAACCAAGGGGAGCCACCTGAGGACTGGTGTCGCTATATGGTGGTTGACCCGGGCCACAGTGTTTGTGCTGTAACTTTCTGGGGAGTACCCCCGGAGACATATGGTGACTATGTTATTTGCTACGACGAGTTATACTTACAGCAGTGTAATGCTCGTCAGTTTGCAGATGCTGTGGAGTTTAAAACTCGGGGCAAGGTGTTCCAGTCGTTTATAATTGATGCTCACGGTGGTCGTATACGAGAAATAGGTAGTGGTGTTTTGCCTCGCATACAATACAGTCGGGAACTGGAGAGTCGGGGTGTACGTAGCATTGAGACTGGTAGCAACTTCCGTGCTGGTAGTGATGACATTAAAGGTCGTGAAATGAGGCTAAGAGATTGGCTGCATGTTCGTGACTCAGGAACACCGAAGATGATGGTTAGTGTAGTGAAATGCCCTAACCTTATCCGTGAGTTTTTCCGATTTAAAAAGAAGATAATGAATGGATTCGTTACCGATGAGGGTAACAGGCGTGGTAATTGCCATGCGATTGAAACATGTGAGTATGCTGCTGCACATGGCTTGCCTTATGTGAAGCCACAGAGATTGCAGAAGAATACCACACGTGTTGGTAAGATATTACAGGAGCGTGCTAAGAGGGCGCGTCAACGTAGTATTAACTCAAAGATACGGAGCGGAGATGGTTTCCGCTCATATATTAACTTAGGCCCATCGGGAGATTAACGATGAACGTACCTACCCTAGAAGAAATCCAGAGTTTTCAAATGCCGAGCGTGCAAGTGGGGACTCCGGTGGAATTCTACATTACAGGGACACGAGAAGGTACGGAGCCACGGATTGGCTTTGTGTTGCGTATATCGCGCTCAGGTCGGAACGTGGTCATCCGTACAGCAGACGGGGGGCACTTTGATGCCGTCCGCCATATAGCTGACCCCAAGCTACAACTTAACGCTGACCAGCGAGAGAATGGTGCTTGGGACTTCACGGAGTTCTACAAGTCAGAATTAGAAGAGCGGCGTAACATATTGGAACGTCTTGAGGCGTTGGAGGGCACTGGCCCGACACCCCAGAACAAGATTGTTGCCCCCGCAGAAATTCCACAGGAAGTGGAGAGCGAGACTGTTGAGGAAACTTATTCGGGTCTTCGTGAGAGAGCAATGGAACTTGGAATTGAATTTAAAGGCAATCCTAAGCGAAAATGGCTAGAAATGAAGATCGGTGAAGCAACGAGCCAACCTGTTGGCTAATTTCATAGGGAAGTAAGTAATGCCAAGCTGGGACGACACAAATCACCCGATGGCGGCGATATGCTCGCAGTGGATGCAGAAGATCAAGGACGCTAAAAAAACCAAACAGGAAAAGTTTGGACGATACGCCGATGAGGCGATGAAGTTTTTTGACGGCTCTCATGATTGGATGTGGAAGGGCGAGTATGCCAAGGCTCCGGGTGGGTTCCTTGATAAGGAGGCTCAGGGAGCGTTACCTAATTTCAGGATGACGGTTAATAGGGTCTTCGAGGCTGTAGCTTTGTTTGGGCCGGTGTTGTATCACCGCAACCCGGTAATCCAAGTTACTCCCCGGATAGGCCCGGATATTGCACCTGAAGCATTAGGTATCAACCCTGCCGATCCAATGATGTCTCAAAGCTATGACCATTTCCTTACACAGGAAAAGTTCATACGTGAGATCAAACGGACACACTCCAGCATCAAGGAGCACTACCTGAACTGGTTGCAGCATGAAGCTGACAAGAAGGTTCAGGCAAGGCGTGCAATTACTGAGGCTATCATCAAGGGGATGTCTTTGCTTTGGACTGATATACATCAGCCTAAAGGTTCTGCCATCCGCTATCCTAAGAGTCACTATGTATCTGTTGATGACTTTGTTGTCGATCCAGATGCAGAGTACTGGGAAGATATCACTTGGGTTGCCCGCCGTGTCTGTCATCCAGTATGGAAAGTAGACCGCAAGTATAATCTTGAAGGTAAGCTATCCGGCAACCTTGCTTCCAAGGCTGCACAGGGTGAGACATACGCTAAAGGTCGTCGCCCTTCATCCGGTGAGAAAAAGTCTGGGAAGACTTTTGACTTAATCGAATACTGGGAAGTGTATACAAAATGTGGGTTTGGGGATCGTCTGAAGATTGCGAATCGTGCTGAAGGTCAGAGCAAGTACGATTGGGAACAGTTTGGTGACTTCTGTTTCCTAGCCGTGTCTGAGGATGTCCCCTTTCCCCTTAACTTCCCATCGTGGGATCTAGACAAAAAGACTTTTGATGAAGCCTTTATGCAAGTGCAATGGCCTATCCCGTTTTGGACGGACGGTGGCTGGCCATTCTCACGACTTCATTTCCACGACAAACCGAAAGAAGTGTGGCCGATATCACTGATTAAGCCAGCGATTGGCGAACTACGCTTCGTTAACTGGTGTATGTCATTCCTTGCTGACAAGGTAGCTGCATCGAGCACAACGTATGTAGCTATAGCTAAAGCTGCTGGTGCTGAGATACAAGATCAGATTAAGTCTGGATTAGGTCCGTATACTCATATAGAAATCAGTGACATATTCGGGAAGAGCGTGCAAGACGTTGTCTCATTCTTGGATGCTCCTAACTTCAATGTTGAGATTTGGAATATGGTTCGCCAAGTTCTTGACATGATTGATAAAAGAACGGGCTTAACAGAGTTGATCTATGGCCTTGCCGGTCCAACTCAAATCAGGTCAGCAGCGGAAGCTGAGATTAGAAATCAGAATGTTTCTGTTCGTCCTGATGATATGAGTAGTCAGGTTGAAGATTGGCTTAGTAACTGTGCTCTGAAGGAGATGGAAGCAGCGGAGTGGATATTGAGTGCCGACGATGTATTCCCTGTCTTGGGTGCATCTGCTGCCTATTTGTGGACTAAGCAGATTAAGACGCAGTCATTTGATAAGGTTGTCAGGGACTATGATTACAGGGTTGAAGCTGGTAGTGCACGTAAACCTAATAAAGTTAATCGAGTTAGGCAGCTTAACGAGTTTGCTCAGATTGCTATGCCTAACCTGCAACAGTTCGCTTCACAGGGAATTGTTCAGCCTTATAATGCGCTTATTGAGGACTGGGCAAAAGCCAATGACTTAGATCCGGGCCGTTATATGGTTACAGATCAGGTTATAGAGCAGGCTCAGCAGCCTAGCCCTGAAGAAGCACAGCAGCAACAGCAGCAGATGCAGATGCAACAACAGCAGATGCAGGCTCAACAGCAAGCAGCACAGGCTGAGCAGCAGGCAGCGCAGGCTGAACAGCAGGTTGAGTTGCAGTTAAAGCAGCTTGATATGCAGAGTAAACAGTTAGACATGCAGGGTAAGCAAATGGACCTAGAGGTCAAAAAGCAGACTCTGGAACTAGATAAGCAGAAGGCACAAATGGAACTTGATTTCATGCGGGCCAAGAAAGAAGAGGACTAGTATGCCAAAAGTAGGAGACAAGACTTTTCCTTATACGGAAGAAGGTATGCGGATGGCTGAAGAATATTCCCAGATGACCGGACTACCCATCGAGTATGAAGGTGAAGGTGGTCCTAGTGATTTGGGCAATGCTTTAATGGGAGGCGAGAATGAGCCACGATAGGTACAGAATGGAATGTGCTGAATACGGTCCTGATTGCTTAGCCTTTTATGATCGCTTGATTGACGAAGGGAACAACCCGGGCTTTGCTGCAATGCTGGCCATGCGTAAGCCCTGCGGAACAAAGGGTACTGAGCGTGCTTTCCTTGAGGGTAGTCATCACTGGGCAGATAAACTGAATAGTGATAACGCCGAGTATATTCTTGGTGCTGCCAAGAAGGCTGGCATTTCAACAGCAGGCAAGGTTTACAAGGGTGGGATTGGCCGACCCGATGATCCCTTAGCATGGGTATCCACTATTGATGACGTGAAAGCGGCATGTAAAGAGAAAGGGTATTCGTGTTCAGGTGCAGTTAGCTACCAAGCCCCTGAGCGGAAGTTTAAGAAGAAGCGAATGGGCGAAGACCTTGTGCAGGATTACATGGCACGTGAGGTTGAGAAAGATCCTTCTATTGCTCATAGCAAGAAGAAGATGAAGAACCTTCGTTCAGAAGTAATCGAAAAGCACAGTAAGAAGAATTTATGAAACAGCCTGATAATACATCAGTTATGCGTTCTGCGGAACTGGACCCGCTATACAATGCAGGCCCTTTCAGTGCACTGGCGCGTACTCTGGGTTTAACCGGCCCAGAGGCTGTTTCCGAGATAACTCGGAATCCCTTGCACTACACCCCAACAGAAAGCCGTAGTGCTAGAAACGCTGAACGTGTTATAAGACAGATTCAGCGGAATCAAAAACCGAAGAACGACATAATCGGAACCCCAAGGAGAATGTAATGCCTTTACCTCCAGAGTTAGGTGCTATGATGTCTGCTGCATTGCAGGGTCAGCGACCACCTCAACAACCACAAGCCCCTGCTCCCGGCATGTCTGCACCAGCCCCACCTCAGGTTGATCCGGCTATGATGTCGATGATGATCTTGGATCGCATGCAGAAGAATCAGATTAGGGAGTTGACTCAAGGTAAGAACCCCTACCAGAATCAGATCTCCATGGCTCCACCTATTGCTCCGGTTAATCAAGGCATGCCGATGCCTGCTCCTCCGCAGCCACCACAAGGAATGCCTCCGCAGGGTATGCCTCCACAGGGTATGCCGCCGCAAGGTCCTCCTCAAGGTCCTCCAGCACCACCTATGATGGGATAGTAACTAATGGATGAAGGCGTCTTAACTTATAGCGACTTACTGGATTATGTGACCTCCTTGAATGATGGTGGGGCACGCAGTAAAGACTTGCGCGTGTATCGAGAATCCATTCTTGGTGCCTATCGTGATGTCAGTATGGCTGCTGAGTGGGATTACTATCTTGATGAGGGGCGTATTGATTTAGTTGAGAATTACAATACGGGCACAATAGCCTACGACCATACTGGCGGATCTAACGAGCGGCAGCTGACTTTGACTGGCGGTACTTGGCCGTCATGGATAAAGTTTGGTCGTGTTCGTATTGATGAAGTTGTATACACCGTTGAGAGTCGTGTATCTGATACGGTGATTACATTAAATTCCACGTTTAATCCGGGTGCTGATATTGCTGCGAGTACGACATATGAGTCGTATCGTAGTGTTTATCCTCTACCTTCTGATTTGTGGCGTCTTTATGACGTTGCTGTGGAAAAGAGTTACTGGGTGACCTATTACATAACTCCCACTGAATGGCTTCAGCGTGAGCGTTTTGTTAATTCATCTGGTCAGACGTGGGCATGGACTATCATGCGTGATCCAGACAGTGACAATCGTTGGGCGTTATGGATTGATCCCAGCCCTGAAACAGCAGAGCCACTTGGTTTCATATATCGTCGTCGCCCCAGAGTTTTACGATGGGCCGGTGTTGAGACTGAGGCACGAACTTATACTGCGTCAGGTTCATCCGGTGCAAGCACTGTGACGACCAGCACAGGGTTGCCAAGTAGTATGGTTGGTTCGGTTATTCGTCTTAGTTCGGACACTGCCACTCATCCGACAGGTCTTGCGGGGGATAACCCCTATAATGAGCAGCATAAAATTACTGCCATTTCAGGGACGACAGTAACAATTGACGATACGCTTAGTCAGGCGTATACGTCCACAAAGATTGTTGTGTCTGATCCTGTGGATATGACCGAGACAATGATCGAGGCTCTGAAAGCACAAATTGAGTACCGCTTAGCACGCATGTCGAATGACTCTCGTGATGTGTCCATGAATAAGCAGGTTGCTGACATGGAGATGAGGAGGGCGTTAGAGGCTGAGGCACGTCATTGGTCAAGTATTGGCCGGGGACGCCAGAGTCGGTATCACTACCTATTCAGACACTTAGAGTCAACTATTACTACGGACAGCTAGTATGCCACGTATCAGTGATTTTTTGGGTCAGGTGTCTGATGCAGATGCCACAGACTCTCCTGCCGGTTCATCTGTATCACAGAACAATGTTAGTACATTAGTTCAGGGTAAATTGCAGGTGCGTGGTGGCATTCAGCCCGCCACATTTACCAGCACATCTACGATTTCATCCAGTAATTTCCATACATTCCAACGCCTGTGTTTTTGCAAGACACGTCAGGGTGACCTCATTGGTGTTAATGGGATCGACAGGGGTTTTCGTTGGGATGGCATAACATCCAATGTCGAGCAGCTTGGCATTACTGCACCATCAGCGGGTCCTAGTATTGCCACTCCATCCATCAGTGTAGCAGGCAAGGGTGGTGCCATTACGGGAATTGCTAATAGCGGTGGGAAGTACCAAATCACTAGCAATGGACATGATATGTCGAATGGTGAGCAGGTTCGTATTGGCAATGTTACAGCCACAGGTGGGATGGCAAACGCCCTAAACGCACAGACGTTTACAATTGAGGGTGTTACGACGAATACTTTCACCTTATCTAACACATCATTTGACGGTACTTACACTTCTGGTGGGACTTGGTGCAAGGATGGGTTTGGTGCAACAGCTGGCACATACGTATGTGGTGTCAGGTATACGGACGATACCACCACTCCAGTCCCAAGCAGCATGTCGGTTCTTACTACAGTGACTGCTGAGGAGACAGATCAGTTTGACTGGTCAAGTATTGCTACCACCACTGAGGCTCGTGTTTCAGGAACAGGCAAGGTTGAGTTGTGGAGAAGTACCGCTGGCGTTACTAATGTGTTATTTAAGGTGCATACCGTTGATTATTCCGGTTCGATTACCTTCAATGATCAGGTAGATGACAACACGCTTAATCTTAGTTCAGATGATGATACGATTCTTGTTCTGGCGAATCCCCCGGTGGACAACAGCCTTGTTGCGAGACGCTTTGAGCCACCGCCGAATGACCGGCCAGTAGTTGTTCAGTTCCAAGATCGCTACTTTTACCTTGGAAATGTGGATTACAACAGGGGTACAGTGGCTACCAACGGTTCGACTACCATTACGGGAACGAGTACGGATTGGGTTGCGACGATGGTGGGTCGTTATATAGAGATTTCTGGAGAGGCCAAGCCATTTAAGATTACAGCCGCTTCCGCAACCTCCATTACAGTGGATACAGCGGTCAGTAATACTGCATCGGGTCTTAGCTATGTGATTAGATCGGAACAAAGTAATCGCAGGCAGGTTGATTTTAGTGAGCCTGATGAGCCTGAGAGTGTTTCCAGTGTTAATGTGTTTACAGTACAGGAATACATTAATGATGATGACGATATTGTTGGTGCTTGTCCTTTAGGTCCTTATTTGTATTTGTGTGGAAAGCGACATAAGTATGCTTTTAGCTTTTCTGTCGATCCGCTGAGAGATGGAAGTGTTCGCTATGTAGATGACCGTGGTATTTTTAACCATTATTGTTGGGATGTGTTTGAAAATGCGGCGTACATGATGGATGATAGCGGTCCATATATTTTTGGTGGCTCAAGCCAGTCGATTGGTACTGCTATCCATGACTTATGGCGTCGAGATGGTGATGGGGACAAAATAGATTTTTCCAAGTCGGATAAGTTTCATGTAAAAGTGGACAGATCTAAGGCTCGGGTTTACTTTTTTGTAGCTTTTGAGGGTGATGCTGGTAGTTTTCCAAGACGTGCTCTGGTCTTCAATATCAGAAGGAAAACATGGGATCTATTTGAGTATCCTCAGCAAATCCCTACAGCCAGTTCTGTGCAAATTAGTGGTGAAAATCGCCTTAGCTTTGGCGGAGAGAATTCCAAGGTATATTTAGCTGATCAAGGTACTACAGATGTTGTCACTTCCGAGACGGCTGGCACTGCAACGGGTGGCAGTAGCAACACTTTGTCTGATTCAGCTGCCTCCTTTACTAGTGGTATGGTTGGGGCTAGCGTATATATTTTTGATGGTACTGGTAAAGGGCAAAGACGTACAATTAGTGGTCAGACATCGACCACATTAACAGTTTCAGCAAACTGGACAACGAATCCAGACACAACCAGCAAGTATGTTGTCGGTGCTATACCGTTTTCATGGAGAAGTTCATCTTTCCACTTCCCTATGGATGACGCTGAGCATAAGCGTTCTGTCGGAATTAAGTTTAAACCCACAACGGGTGACCAAAGGGTTGATATTCGGATTTATTACAACAATTCGACTACCCCAGCTTCTAATGGTATGCCCATGAAGCTAGGTGATGCCATCGAAGTGGGTGATACTAACACAGAAGATGCGGTTTTGTACATGAAGTCGGCTCGAAGTAGCCTAGAGAACGCATCGGGACACGAAACGTACCGCATTGATGGTATGTATAGCGGTACATCTCATGGTGACCACAAGATGTCTGTCGAGTTGCGTGGCTATGCTGGTGATAATGTCCCTGAAATCCAGACAATAGACATAGAGGGGGTTTCTGAGTAGTGTATTCCCGCCATGCCATTCAATTTGACCGCTTGCTGGATGCAGGCATGCTCCCAGAGCAGGTTTCGGTTTTGCGTGATATCTTCAGCAACGCCAATATGGGGCTTGAGCACTCTGGCACCGTGACTTTTCGTGGATCGGTAGTGGCTCCCGCCATTCAATCGTGCAGATGGGCAGTAGCCCAGCACAATTGGGACTACAATGAGGATAGCAATACCTATCCCAGCAACAACGGTGGGATGAGCCTTGTGTTGTGCCGTGAAGCGGACGATTTCAAGGGTAATGGCACCACAGGGCGTAGTGACATTCAAATTTACCTTCCGGTAGGCCCGGGAGAAGACCCTAATGTGGTGGCTGGCGATGTAATCATGTTTTTTGAAGCTAAAGACGGTTCTAAGATTGCTCCGGGTTACGGAGACCACCGTATAGGCAGTGTTCGCATGGGTGTTCAGGGCGACAATGGCACTGAAGGCTGGAGCATCATGGACGGAACTGCTAATTCTAAAGACAATGGTGGATCGGGCCTGAATGTTGCAGATAAATTCATGCGATGCTGGTCGTCTAGTTCCGATAGCGGTAATACGGGCGGTGCTGCCTCAGCTGCGGTGTCAGTGACTGTGGGTGACCACAATATATCTGATATTGCCGGTGGTATTGGTGCTCATGCGGGTTCGGACGTTGCTGGAACAATCTCAGATCACCCTGCAAGCGGGCTTAGCCATAAACATGAGGTAACATCCACGACTATAGGCACAGGGTCTATGACTGGCGTTGGTGTTTTAACTGGAGACAGTGTTAGTGGAAATTTCTACACAAAACTTGCCAATGCTGGAGCAAGTGACTTAGCACACGCTGGTACAGGTAGTCTCTCTCACAGCGGAAGTGGTACAATATCGCATACAGTATCGGGTGGTAGCGTTGCTACCGTGCCGCCATACATGTATGTGGCAATGATGGAACGTCTTAATAATTCCAGAACAGGATTGGGTTTATAATGGCACGTGCAGAGGATTTTATTCGTAACTCAGCAAGGAATCAGCTGACTCAAGGACAACCACAAACCACCAATTCATGGTTTGGCTCAGGGCAAGATACCGCTGTCCCTTCTACCAACAGTGGTGTCATGAATATTCAGGGCGAACGCAATCCGGGTCCACCGAGGTCTCCGAAGGCCCCTCAGGGCGAACGCAATCCGGGTCCACCGAGGTCTCCGAAGGCCCCTCAGGGTGAACGCAATCCGGGTCCGACTGGCTCTAACCCACCCGTCTCTGGAATGGAAGGGCTGTATGGTGACATGCCTCCGGGGCCGGGTACGGGAGACCCGTATGATCCCAATAACTGGTCACCGGATAGTTTAAAGGTATTAATGTCACTAGGTCTTACTCCAGATCAAATTATTTTCTTTGCTGAACAACTTGGCGACCCTTACTCCGCAAACCCGGGTAACCCTGAATACCTGATTCAGTTAATTAAGAGTGGAATGTATTCAGTCAGTGAGAATGGCGACTTAATGTCTGGTGATGAGATTGTCTTGCCCGGGCCAGCCGGGCCACCGGCGCCAGAAGATAAAGACAGTGATGGGGATGGAATTCCTGACAAAGATGACGACAACCCTTATGAACATCCCGGGGATGATGGTCCGATTCCTGACGAGTGGCCTGACAAAGATGAGGATGAGGAAGAGGAAGAGGAAGAGGAAGAAAACCCATTTGAGGATGGTGATATATTTGATGATGCTGACCCACCTCGGGATGAACCCGTTCCTGACTTTGATATACCCCCGGGTGGCATTCAGGCTCCATGGGTGGACACAGGGTTTTGGGATTTATTTAGAGATGCAGTCAAAGGTGACTGGGTTGACGATTTTAATGAGACTATGAAGGATTGGGCGGACTGGGATCAGAAGAAGGTCATGGCCGAGGCGGACTACAGATTCAAGGATAATATGCTTGATAAGTTGCTGGGTGAAGGTGGTCTTGGTGGTGGAGGTGGTGGCGGCACTGATCGTGTAGGGCCTGTTGGTCTTGTCAACCTAGCGTTAAAGCAATGGGGTCGCTATCAGGATGCTGCTGGTAGAAAGGATGATCAAGGTTTTGATCAAGGTGCTGGACCAATTGTGGATGCTGGTATTCAGCCTTCAAAATCCGTGGCGTCTGCCAAGAATTTAAACTTACTTCCCACCGGAACAACCAGTAGCAAAGCTACCACCGCTGGTGCTAACCAGCAGTTGCAGGACGTGATGTCTGGTGCAGGAAGTCCCATGGCTATCCAAAACATTGCGCAGATCACAGATGAAGCGCAGCAGAACGAACTTGCTAATGTAGGGACCGCTGCTACACGTGGTCTCGATGTGGCTGAGGCAGTGCAAGGTCTTGGTGCTCAGTCGTCTGCCATCCAGCAGCGAAAGAAACTGGAAGATCTGCGTCGTAAGGGTCAAATTTTACAAAATGCAGTACACGGTAAAGGGTTCTTTGCATAATGAATATGCCTTTTGATCAGCAAAAGCGAAAGAAAACACCAAAAAATCCTATGTCTGGCAACTACGGTCAGGCTGCTAACATGGCCAAGCCAAAGCAGGCGGCTAGTTTTAAGAAGCCTGCGGCTAAACCTGTTCAGCAGGTAGCACAGCAAGCAGCGAAGGCTGCTCCTGTGAATGCGCTTGGCGCTGCGCTGGGTGGTAATGCGACGGGTGGCGTGGCTAATAATGCGCTTGTGGGATATTCGACTCCGACAACAGTGTCCTCGGCACAAGCCCCACCCACTGGCCAAGGTGGTGGTCAGGGTCAAGGTGGAGGAGGTGGCCAAGGTGGAGGAGGTGGCCAAGGTGGAGGAGGTGGCCAAGGTGGAGGAGGTGGCCAAGGTGGAGGAGG